TGTTTCTTCCTTGCGCCTGATGGATTCATCCATCGAGTATAGTGCATCGAGCAACAAACCTTTCCGAATCTCCGGCTTCTTGGTCATGTCAGACTGTGCCAGGGAATCAAGTAGTCGCAGCTGGGCATCGAATATACGCCCATTATTTTTTCCTTCTCCTGAAAATATTCGTGGATAGGCTGCGCTCATGCAGGAGAGGCTTCCAAGAATGTACCAGTACATGATCATCTTCCTGTCGTCGGGAAGACGTTTCAGAATAGCTGCATCCTTGTCCAGACGATTGATATCAAATTCGTTCCCACGATGCCACAGGCAGGCTAGGAGATGGTTGATCTTTTGAGGGTCCAGCTGCATCGCATCCAAATAGGTTTGCATATACATGAATTGCTCAAAGGTGATATCGAACAGCTGGTCTTCCGGTCCGATGAATTTCCGGCACCGGAAGCGGAGTGTCGGGTAAGGATTGACTGTCAGTTCCGGATTAATGAGATATAGCCTCTGTGAAGTGATATGGTTTTCTTCCTCACGCATCAGGAAGTGAAATTGATCAGCGAGCAGACTGATTTCTTCGGGATGAAGGAGGTACCGACGGCTGCGGATCCGGAAGCGGACTGTTTCACTTTCCTGCCCAATTTTGATACGGACATATTCTTTGAATATTTTCTTGTGCCGGCATACGTGAGCTTTCAGGTAATAGAGCATCATGTAGATCTTAACTTGTTCTACCGGTATATTCGATTTAGTGAGTTTAACCAGGTATAGGAGCTGCTTCGGGGTGAGCTCGTCCCAGCTTCCAGGAAGTGTGTATGTATCGTCATTGATTTGTATCGTATGCATAGTATTATGATATTGAAGTGAATAGCTTCTTTTTCTTGGAGTTAAAGTCAATAGCTTGGGATCTTGTTTCAATGCCTAGTTCTTCTGCATTTTCGGCCAGATAAGTGTGTATTTTCCCGGCATAGTAGGTTGCCTGACTAGCAAAGAAATTACCGTTTGCGTCCGGATCCTGATAAATCGGGCGGATGGCAGGTGAATATTCTATTGCTTTGCTGGCGACACGTTGCTCGGTTGTCTTTTGTGAGGTATAGAGCTCTGCCGTCTTATTTGCAAGAAAACGAATGATATGATCAATGAGAACCTGCTGCTTGGGTGTCGGTTTATCTTTAGAGTATGCTTCCCTTAAATCCGCATATACATTGTCCGGTATCATTTCACGAATATTTCGTTCCTGAAGCTGACGGATTGTGGGGTACATGATACGATAAGACAGGGTGGAGTAATCGATGTCTACCATGCCAAGATCCTGAAAATCGTGTGCATTCCGGATAAAGCAGAAAGGGGAAATATGGTCTGTTACGTACTCCGGAAAATCTTCCTTATTTTCTTCCAGGTAGGTTATAAGCCGGTCAAGAGCTTGCATTCCTCGGAAGCACAGGTTCTCCTTTGCCGCCGCTATTTTTGAATCACTGGCCGGAGAACGTTGTCCTTGTACATTACTGACCGTGATGCCGGTATCCCCGAACATGACTCCGAGTTCATTCGTCGCAAGCATTAAGGTCAGCGGCCCAAGCGCACGCAATAATTTGCTATATATATCAGATTCTTGGTCTGTCAGAGCTTGTTTAATGACGGATTGCCCTATATAGGGCTTAACATAGATATCAAGAGCATCCTCAATATACGGTTCAATAGATTCATAAGGTAATGACGAATTGATCTTGACTACCTTCTTTAAGGTCTCAATATCGGGAATTAATGCGTTCATTTTTCTTCAGTTTCTGGAGTTAGACCTGTGTTTTTTGTAGCTCCCGTTCCCTGATCAAGAGTGGTGAGCTGGCAGTTGGTTACAGAGAAATAGATGTCCGAAGGCCATTGATTGACTGCCTTGGCAAAGTACAGAGGCTCAAGGGTTGCGTCCTGGTACATCTTCATGAGGGCTTGCTCGATGGTGAACAGTTCGCGTGCTTCAGTTCCATTAATGCTTTTGCCTTTGCCTGGCGCGGATCCGATGATGGAAGGATGTACTCCCATTCCGTAGCACATCATGTTGCTTACTTCCTCGCTGTCCTCAATATATTCGCCACCTTTGAAGAACGATTCAAGAGGAGTAATGATGATGTCCTTATCCTCGAAGCCTTTTACTCTGTCATACCTGAAATGTGAAACAAATCCTTTTCCGGCATTTTCCTCACCGGCAAGGAAATCATTCATGTCATCAAGAAACTTTTGTCTGCGGGCAGTTTTTTCATCATCTTTGACGACCTTCTCGTCTGCAAATAGCTTCTCCCAAAATGTATCCTTGATATATACGATATACCTGAGAGCCATCTGATTTTTAATCAGAGATTTCTTGAAGATGGGAATAGCGCAGGAGAAATCATACCATCCTGAAGCAAATACGCTCCACCAATAGGGCCGGCTATAATAAAAACGTCCTGGCGTCGAAATACGCAGATTGTGAATGAATCTGCGATCTTTCCCGATGACGAGGTTTCCTTCATCATCAGGAGCAAGTCCCATCCTTTTCTTAAGATCCAGCAAAGGAGTCTGTCGATCGAGCAGGGGAGTGGCGACAAGATCTTCAGGGGTTCCTTTCTTCCATTCTGCTGAATACCCATGCCATTCACTTTTACCGGTCTTCTCATCGATCTCGCTAATACGTGAGCAGGTTGCCTCTTTTGCTTTGATCTGTACGAGTTTGGGCGATTTAGGATCATTGCTGAGTATATACTCTAAATAAGCATCGTAGAAGATGACAAGATCATTAGCGAGCTCTACACGGATGAAGTTGAAGTTATTGTTCTCAAGAAACTCAAAGATTTCGGGTTCTTCTTCCGGAAGCACTTCTTCTTTGATGATTTTGCGGGTTTTTCCGTCGCGTTTCTTCCTGTAGACAAGGATGCTGTCTCCAAACACGACTTTATTCTTAAATTCAACATTACTGCCGATGGTAACGTTGGTGCCGATTTTACGCATGATGTCGTACATCATGTCGTTATTCCTTCCGCGTGGAATGAACTTGATCGGATCCTTCTTTCCCTTAGGGACGACTTCAACGGCTGATGCCTCCTTGTCAGTCACAATGTCGCTGTTATCACTGAATTGAATAACTTTCTCACCTCCTTTCAGGACTGCATAGGTTTCGTACCCTTTCATAACTAGGTTAGGTTGTTGCTCTGATTTCATTAGAAATATACTTTGAGATGATTAAACTGGGTGATAAGGCAGCGCCGGATCTTGCGTGGTGTGGCTTCACCGGCTTGCAGTACATTGATTGTACTACCGCTGCTATGAAATGAAGTGAGTACAGCACGTTCATAAGTGATTAGTTCCCCGGTACTCTTCTTGCAGAACTGGATGGAAAACTCTATAGGCTTCCCATCCGCATATCGTTCCATCAGCTTCCATATTTTACTTTGATGAATCCTTTTGCTTGAATCTTGCATGGATGATTAATGTTAAGATGATAAGAATAATAGGGATCCCGATGATTAGGCCATACTGGATCCCGTTGTCTATCCCAGCAGCTACAGAACTTCCGGCATCTTTGTGGGAGGCTGACTGTTTTCTTTGCTGAAGCGTGAGATCATTCTTCGTTTCTTGACTCTCAGATACGTGTATAGTGTCATCTTCCTGTAGCAAGGTCTTAACTGTCTTTTCATTCCCTTCAATCTCGATATTCGATATCGGGGATAAGCCGGTCTCCGGATCTGCCGGCTTTGATGTGTCGAAGTTAACTTTGACTTTCCAGCCTTTGTCTGCTTCTTCTTGATTAAGGTTGAATCGGGAGCAGGCATCTTCAGTTCTGATGCGTAGAGCTGAGTCTGAGATAGAAAGACGGGTTTGCTCTTGAGTGCTACTATCGTTTTGATAAGTAGCACGGCAACCACAAAAAGAACAAGCGCATGCAAGGCAGGCAGTACAAATAAGAATGTGTGCATAGTGTTTCATTGTTTTCGATTGTTACACGATAGGTTTATACATTTGAATCGTTTGAGATCAGCTATTTCTTTTTCGTTATCCGCTATCTTTTTATCCTGCGATTGCTGATTATTTTCCAGCTTCTCAATGCGAGTTGTCCACCTCGTTTCGCTTTCCTCTTTGTCTTTTTTCATAGCTAGCTTATCAGCTCGCAGGTCAGCGATGAGCTCTTGATATACGTCCTGTACAGAGCTTAGAGCTTTAGCTTCTGCCTGCTTTTTAGTGTATTTGAGGGTGACGAATCCTGTGATGGTTGATAGAAAGCTACCACCAAGTATGAATGCGAGCAATTGTTGTTTAAGGATGGGGTCCATGTCTTGTTTTTCAGCAAAGGTATCGGGTATGCAGTAGGTCGTAAAGGACATGGCAGAGGCCCCAAAATGATAAAAACGAAATTTGTTTACAAGTAGTGAGGTCCAGCATATAAGGGGTGAAAAAAAACTTTAGATCGAAACATTTTCTTAGGGCGGTGCGTGGTCAGACGAGAGAAAAAAGAGAAAATATTCCCTCTTTTTCCTCCCCTTTTATTGGTTATCAGCTCTTTGCCTTTTTTTCTATGAGAATTGCTTGAGACTGGTTGGTGGCTACCTGTTATTCAGGAAGAATACACCACTAGAGTTTGATCCAGGTGCCGTGAAATAGAAGTTCATTCCTAGCCACAGCGTGTCAAATGCATCAGTTATGTGCGTCTTATATTCATCCGGATTGTCAGGAGTGTCATCGCTCCCTTCAGGCCTTTTATCCTTTTCAAATCCATTCTTTCCCTGCTTGATGCCAGTCTGTTCCATTGCGATCTTCAGAAATTCATTTTGATGCAAGTTTATTTGGATCCATAGAAATTGCGGATCTCCTTTCAGAGTCAAGTCTATATTCAGATGCTTCCACTCATGTTTCGGGGCTTGACCGACATAGACCATCGTCACGTTGTATCCATTCTCTTTGAATACCCGTTCAATGATATCGGCATAAGTTTCTGTAGTGGATCCTGACTCCCAGGTGAACGTATGATCATAGTAGACTACTATATCGTGATTAAGTTTCGGACGGTAGTAGTCGGCTATCATCTTGACAAGATCTTGTAGCTTCCCTGGTGTTTTGACATAAAATGACTTGAGAATGCGCATCGTGTGTTCATTCAGTTGGCCTACGACAGCTGTGGAGATGGATGCATTTGAGTCGAATGCCAGGTGCAATTCCTGATCGAAGTCAAGATCTCCGTCTCCCAAACAGCCGCAGGAGGTCAGTTTTCCCCAGTTGCATCCAAGATTCCGGAGGCGTCCATTGTCTTTCGGGATATAGAAGTGAATATTATCATCCAGCGCAGAATAGAAGCCGTTCGGTACACGGAACAGGCGTTCGTTCATGAAAGCGGTACGCCAAATTAGCGGTGGTGAGTTACGATACATCTGCCAGATAAAATCTTCTCCCAGCACTTCAAGGTTGTCGAATACGTCGTATTCACCATAGAAAACTGTATATTCTTTAGTTTTCCCCGGCTGCGGTTTGATTGGAGGCTGGTATTTCCTCGCTAGATCAAGGTCAAATTGATATTCTTTGATCTGACGCATCACATGATCCGTGAGTGGCTTGCGTTTGTACTCCTGCAGTTTGAGATATAAGTTTCTGATCAGGTTGATGTGAGGTGGGGACATTTCATCCATCTTGTCCAGGATCCATTTCCCCATCGATGCGGTCGGCATATCTGTGGAGTAGCTTACGCTGTGATGGTGCGGGCATTCACCAAAGTATTGCCGGTTGCCTCGGTTGGCAGGATCCACTTCACTTTTAATCTTCTCATAGTTGAGAAACTTAGCTTCAGGGCCTATCACCCAATCCAGCGACATGGAGTTGGCAGACATCCCTTGGTTGAATGACAGGATCACCATGACCGTACCATTCCAAAAGTGGAATGCATTGCTCCAGCCTTCACCCAGGACAGGACGGACAGGCTTGGCGAATCCCATGCTTGCAGGAGCTTTATGACCAACGACATAATGAATGCCTTGAATGTATCCCCATTCAGCCAAAGCCTTGCAGATTGCCGGAAGAGTATTTCCCCATGCCTTGGCGTATGACGGAGAGATGAGACCACCCAAAGATCCCGGCATTTCCCATACGTTCCGAAGGATAATTCGGGCATCAATACCTTCGGACTTCCCGGTACCACGTGATGCGACTATATACTCGTCATGTGCGTTGATGGCCATCGCCTGGCGCTGCATCTTATTGAAGAATTTGTCTACGACTTCATATTGCTTTCTGCGGCGTTCACGGGCAGATAAGATAGGAGAGAGGGGTGTACTCATTCTTTTTCCTCCTCTTCGATGGGACGAATGTCCACCGCTTTTTTGCTCAACATACCTTTGAATCTGCTTCGCATTTCTGACCTGGTTCCTTCAAGGTCTTCAATAGGTTCCAGACCCTCCAGAAGGGTAACATCATCTGAAGGCTCAAATGATGGAGGAACGAGCTGGGAGTAGTCGAATTTCTCATCTTCTTTGTCCGAGCGAGTGTATTTACCTATCTTGTCCAACGCTGCAGCTGCTCCCTTGGCATCTTCTTTGTCTATTGCCATACTGAAGGCTTTTTTCCCGCCTTCGACAATCATGTACCGATACCAGGCTTTTGCGGCCAGTTGAATGTTGCCAACTAATCTGTTGATCATGCCGATGTCCCGGTATGCTTGTGACTGTGATACGGCATCTGCGTTACCTCCGCATCCATTCATCAGGAAGTTGACAAGTTCGGTGTCTTGGATCAGAGGATCTTCCATTTTTTTGCTGACACATAGCATCATTCGTTTTTTGATTTCCATTTCCCGTTGGGACAGGATGCTTGATGCTTCCTCTCTGTCTTTGAACAAGGCACGTTCTATCCGGTCATATGTGGGATCTTTCTTAGGCATAACTATAGTGGTTTGTTGTATTCAAACGAAAGCGAGGACAACACTAGATGTATCGCCCTCGCTTGTGCATGAACTGTTCATAGATCCAGGGGCAATGCCTCTGATGTTATTCCTTACTTGCGCTCTGTTGCGTCGCAATTTCCTTTTCCAGTGCTGCCAGTTCTTCTTGGTAGCCGGCAACACGATCTAAGGCATTTTGCATAACAGTCTTTTTACCTTGAGATTCGGCGCGGTTAGCAGCAGATTGGCTGTTAGTAATGTTTTGTTTCAGACGTTTAATCTGACGTGCGATCTCAATACCGCGTACTACGCCATTCTCACTGTATACCGGTCGTTTCTCTTTAAGGCTCAGTTCACCTTTTCCTTCTGCCCAGCTGTCGATCTGCTTCCAAAGCCGGCGGCGTTCGTCATCGAGCTTGCAGAGCTCTTCGGCTATAGGCTGCCGTTCTTCTGCCGGGATCTCCGAATTAGCTACATCGTTATGCAAGCTTGCATATAGAGGTGCGATTTCCTTGATACGGGCATAAGCCTTTCGAATAGACGGGCTGAGTGATTCTTCTGTGATGATCTTGACACCAGGTGTGTTCAGAGCGTTCACTTCGTTCTGCAAGGCAGATAACTCTGACATTTTCTCGTCAAACTGTTCCTGAAGGGAAACAAGTTCATCAGCATGGCTTTCACTGTCGTTCTCCAAACTATCAATTCGTGACCGAAGGTTATTGACTAACTCTTCCAGGGAGGCGATATTCGCTTGCTTGGATTCGATCGTTTTTTTTCGATCATTCTCGCTCATGGTCTTTACTACAACAATTTCTTCCATTGCGGCAGGATATAAGGAAGGGGAGAATTTAATCTCCTTGTCGAGTTTGGACAAGCAATTAACGAGTTGGGTGAAATGCGGATCAAAGATGTGGGGATCTTCCGGAGCTGCTGCCAGGTAAGCAGCAAATTTCTTTTTCATAGCTTCCTTTGCGAGAGCATTGAAAAGAACCAGGCCGTCAACATATTTGCGCTGACGGTCTCCTAACCATTGGTTGAGTTGTTCTTGTCTGATCATATTATTCGCTTGGAGGTGTTGGGGCTGGTTTTAATCCGCCTATGACTTCCATATCAATAGGAGTTTCCAGGAAGATTGCTGAATAATTGGAATCGGCGGTAGCCGTATAGGTGGTACCGCGACGGTCACCTCTTGCTTTTCCTCCATTGAAGGAAGGAGCAGTAGAAGCATATAATCCCGGCTGTCCCATGATCATTTGCCTGCCGTCGGAGTCTTCAAAGATGTAATAGCCTGCTGTGTTTTTTACCAATGCATTGAATGCATGCATTTCCGGGGTATTACCAGGGAAGAAGAAACTTAGCGTCTGTTTATAGCTGATCCCGTCAGCTTCTCCTTGCTGCTCCGCTTTATATTCGACTGTCGCATCTGTACTATATAGATAAATAGGTTGCTTATACGTTCCTTCTGCAGGAAAAGCAAATGCACCGGCTGCCGTCACTAGTGCTTCATTGTCTGCAGCTTTGCCGGGATCCGGAACGGTTGGTACTGTATTAGGAGCATCGAATGGAATGAACAGCAACCGTCCTTTATATCCTCCCATATTATTTTGACCGACATTCCATTTCAGCGGTGCGAAGGCCGGACCAGCTGCCAGCATGGTCAATGTATCTCCATCAAGATGGCATGTCTGAGGGTGCAGCTCCGGGATTGCAATAACCAAAGCCACAAATAACAAACAGAAAATTAGGTAAGTATATTTTTTCATTAGTGTAATTATTAAGAGTGAATAGGATAGAGCGACCCAAAATGGCCGCTCATTTTTTTATCTCAGTTTAGGTATAAGCACCAGTTGCGGTTGTTACCTCGCCTTCCACTACAGTCACTTCCTTATCGGCAAGTTTAGTCTTACCGTCTACAGCAGTAAACTCAATAGTGTACTTACCGGGTGTCAGACCGATGATGCATTGACCATTGCTACGTTCAGCAACTTTGCCTTTGATGCTCCAGACAGCATTCTCCGTTCCTGTGATATCAACTTGTACGCCTCCGGTCTTGCAATAGTCTCCTGCGAGGTCAAGAGATTCATTCTTTTGCTCATTACAGCGGTATACTTTTTCATGCCAGTCGCGGATACGGGTGTCATAACCGGTTTGCAGCCAGAACTGCCATTCATTCGGATCTTCGTAGATATCACGAATTTGACAGAACTTGGTTGCGGCTTGGGTATTGAAAGCAACATCCATATTGCCTTTCTTCTGAAGGATCAGGCGTGATCCCTGCCCTAATGCTTCGTGAGAGAGGATTTCAAGGGCGGGGCACATTGCGTCTTCACGCAAAAGCTCAATCATGCGTTGCATGGAAGGATACTCCTGCATGCTCAGTTTGTTGCGGAGAGCAGAGCGTGCAGCTATCAAGACCGTTTCGGCACAAAGTAACTGTGGAATCCCCGACTTGGAAGAACGCAGGTAAGTGTTGGCACCACCAATCCATTCAACCAAATTTTCATAAGCGGCGGAGTCTGTATCCTTCGTGGGCAAAGCAAAAAGACCTGATGGAGCAAAGTTGCCGCGAGCAGCATTGACATCACCTGTTGTAATCAGCATGTCGGCTTTGGTGAACAGACCATCAAATGCACCTGACGGTGAAGTTGAGTCTTCATCACGTTCTGCATGAAACAATGTATATACTACATCTTCAACATGGGATTTTACTAATGTGAAGGCAACACGTGTTTCAAGAGGATGTTTCTTATTGATGTTGCTGACCGGCTGACCTCCTACGATCAACAGTTCACCGTCATCGTATTTTTGAGAGTTTTCCTTTGTGATACATACAACATCCTTCGGTTCGATAACAGAAGGTTCATAGCCGAGCAGCTTATCAACCAGCCGGAAGTTCTTACCAATCTTGTAAGACTGAGTTCCGCCGGCACGACGGCGTTCATTGATCAAGGCATGTTTACCTTGCAGATCCATCACGTTCAATCCCAATTTTGCGGCAACTTCCTGCAGGGTAGCAAATGGAAGAGCGCGAAGCGCCTTATCATATGTGATTAAGGTTTGGTTCAGTTTCGATACGTCAATTAATTTTTGAGACATATTCTTTAAATAGTTAAGGTAGGTTAGTAAATTAAAGGAGTCCGTCGGCTTTCAGGCGTTCTGTGATTCCCTGATAATTGCCGGCATTTTCCTCGCAGTAGGCAGCCAGTTCCTCTTTTCCTCCGTTTGCGGCTGGTTCACCCTTTGGGGCAGGAGCTGGTTCACCTGGTGCCGGAGCTTTCTTTAGGTTGGCTACTTGTTCTTTGAGTTGAGTGATCTCTGAATCCTTGCCGCTTGCCTCGGTTTTCAGATTAGCGATCTCTTGATCTTTTTCACTTACTGTTGTCTTGAGAGTCGCTATTTCAGTAGTCGCATCAGATAATTTCTGATCGATCTCCTGTTTAGCATGTACGAGAGAACTGTTCTCCGATTTCAGACGGGTGAATTCATTATGCAGGGAGTCGAGGTTCTCTGCTGATAATTCGGTCGTTACTGCCTTATCTTGACTGATATTCAGAAAAGATAAAAAAGCTGACCATGATTCTTTTAGAGTCATTTTGTCTTTGAATGAAGTTGTTGATAATGCTGGCACGGAATTCGTGTCCATACCCGCTGCCAGAAGAACGGATGTGGAACGATCATAGAGGCGAACGGCATTGGAATTTGCCGGTATGTCCACGATGGATGCTTCCATCAGCTCTGACTCTGTAACTGTTTCGCGAGTCTGACCAGGTACCAGAAGGTCTTTGTTGGCTGATGTAGCAATGATGCGGATACCGACACTTGCGGCGTTGTAAGTCCCTGCTTCGTATTTTGCGGCAATGTCTTTAGATAGTTGATCAACCTTGTCGAAAACAGGAATGGCAGAAAGTACATCGCCTTCAAGCTGTATATCTTCCCAATGCCCGATAGCTTTAGTTTCTCCCCAAATGGGAGATCCTTCATCACGAAAATGCATATACAGCATCACCGGGTTCTTCTTGAATGCTTCGAGGAGCATTCCAGAGGTAAGGACCCGGTAACCGTAACGATTAAGCGATGAATCGGAAAGAATGATACGTTTTTGGCTCATTGCACTGATTTTGGTGCAATGATACGCCTATTAGTGAGGGTGCAGAAGGACGGTTAAATTTCGATATAGGAGAGCATCGAATGTAATGAGGTCCCGGCAAGTTTCAGCTCATATCCGGTGAAGTCGGTTACCTTTTTCCCTATAATCAGGTTTAAGGTTCCGAGGAGTGGGTATTCATTCGTGCCATAGATATACTTGTGTCCCTGTGTGTCCTGACAGCGTAGAACACAGCCTGTCTGAACTTTATTGCGCAGCTCGTTTGCTGTATTCCCCTCTAATGCGGATCGGGGAAACTGGATGGTCGCTGAATGCTTATATGTGATTCCTGCGTCTTTAGTATCATCGGAAGCGACAGTTGGAGCTTCAATGACTCCTCGCGTTGGAAGCGGATACCAGTCGTGTCCTTCCTTGCTTCTGATGCATGCCTGGTTCTGATGTACTGCAAACAGGGCTATTTCGTCTGTATTCAGGATTTCGGCAAATAATATGCCTCCCATATTATTGATGTTATTCATAACTTATTGATTTTCAATTAGTACGCATTTTTAGAACATTTTTTGATCAAAAAAGGGACAATTAACTACACTTGCTCGGTCATGTTTTTGTGCGGTGATAGCCTCTTTTTTTCTCTTTTCGTCGAAGATTAGCCCTCCAGCGATAATAATTCTTCTTGAATGCATCTTCGCTGATGGAATCAATCCCATAGCAAGTCATGAAGTTGTGTATCCCGTCGATATAGGTAATTCCGTAAGTGTGCTTTTGCTCATCCAGGTAATCATGTACCTCTGCCCATAGCATTCTCTCGATCTTGCGAATGAGAATTATCTGTGAACGTATTCCCAGGTAATTGTAAGTTTTAGGATCCTTCCCGGTAGTACGTTCAGGAAGGATGATGGTGAGATTACCATGATCCTTAAAGATGTTAGCTGGACGACGTTCTAACAGATCGTAGATAAAATGGTAGATATCCGTTTTATCCGGGAAGCGAATCGGAGAGTCCTGCAAATTGCAGAACTTTCCGATCAGATACTCCTTAAGATGCTGTGGAACTTCAATCTTAGTAGTAATCATATAAAGCATAGTGGTTTAGGTGTGGAGCTAATGTACAAAATATAACTGAGTAATCCTTGCCTTTATCAATAAAAAAACGAGGTATTGTACATATAACCCTTGCTGATACCGTACTATTTTTTTGTGCAATCGTGCTAAATGAGCTATGCTTTCTGTTTATGTGTTGTTTATCAGATAGTTAATGGCGTACGAAATAGTGTACTTTTTAGCACAAAATCTTCGTACTCCGTACAAAATGCATTTTTGTGCGTTTTTGTACGAATCGTACGTTTTTGTACGAAAATCGTGCGGTGTTTAAATATCTGATTTATAATGTAATAAATGCCGAAAAAAGGGTGTCTGCACGAAAGCACAAAATTTTCCCTTATTTTTAGGTAGGGTATTTTTAAGAAAGAAAGAAAAATAAAAAAAATATATATGTCCCCCTGTCTGCGCTTGGCGTCTCTCCCCCTGCACATTTGTTCAAAACGTTCTTGATGAATGAAGGGGAGGCGAGGGGAACGGAAAAAGAAAGCCCGGTAATGCAGAAGCATCACCGGGCAATAAATGATTCGACTTATGTTAGCGCAAATCATCAGGATAAAACACTTGCGATATCAATTCGTACTCACGCGGTAGTGACTTGACGCCAACGACTACGCAGATACCCCTTGCGGCAAGCTCGTAGAGACGCTGTGTCGTGATGACAGAGCCGCGAAAGTTGTAGTTACTGCAGAGAATGAAGTAGGCAGTAGGCAGGTCAAAGGAATAGATATCCTTGCGGATGATTTTTTTAGCATCCGAAGGGACTTTGGCAAAACCTAGCCGAACGGCCAGGCGGGAAATGAATAGTTCCCGTTCATCGCTCGATGGGGCTATTACTACCATTATTTTATTCTCTTTTTTTATTGTCATAATGTTGCGTATATCAGTGAAAATTAGTATCTTTACAGAGTAATAAATTGGGATAATCTACTCATCTTCGATTCGAGTAAAAGTGTGGCCGGACATGTGCCGGCACTAATTTAGGCACATGTCGAATGCTGCTATAATCGTCAGAAAACTCTAAAAAGTCATCCAAGACATCTTTCCTTGTTGTTTCTTCAATAATATACATACAAGCTATTTTAATGAATAGATCACGTGATGCAGGCTTACAATGGTCAGCTATAAGAATACTCTTGCCTTCAGGTATTGTAGCAAGAATGTTATTGACGGCGTGATAGAAACGCATGAAGCGTTCCGGATCCTGCCGGTATAGAGGAAGAACTTCGTCTAATATTTCTTGATAGGTTCCCATGCTTAAGTGCAGAATAGTGATAGTGCATTTAAAATTGATAATTTATATTCCCTGCTGTATAGCTCCAAATACCGGTGTGAAACCTGAATTTTAGCGTCTCAATGATTCCTTTTTTTTGTGGGATCCAGTTGTGTAAAGCCTCGATGTCTCCTACTTCCGGTTCTGGCGGAAATACATATAGGTGGAGTCCGATGACGAACCATCTCATTCTATTCATGTTCCAGGTATTTTTTTAGTTCACTCCGTTTTATGAAGAACGCACATGCCAGATACTCTCCGGGCATGCCTGTTCGGATTTGGAACTTGGCGTCCTCGCCCATCTCCTTTTCTGTACCGAATCCGACTATACTTCCACGCTGTTCTTCTGTAACATTGACTAATGTGGTAGTCATTCTCAGACCTTGATTATTATCCATTGCCATTTGCTGGATGGCCGCCAGGATATTAGCGCCTCGATCTTCGCTCATTTGTGTAATTATTATAAATTGATTTCTTTGATAAAATTCTCTATATACTTACAAGGTTTAATCCCTTGTGGCATATCTTTCTTGTTACGTATATTGAAATATCGGTGAAGGCATTCAGTGTATGGAGATTCTTCCTTATGACATACCATAAGGCCATCTTTCTCTTCAAAGAGCGGACATGATATTGCGAATGCATGTACTGCATCTTTCTTAACCTCGTCTACCAATTCCAATATGGCTAATTTATCATGAGGACCGAAATTGTCTTCAATAAATTCATCTACTTCATTTCTGTTCATGCTTATTTCTTTTTGAGCCTAATTAGGCTACATCATTAATACTAATTTCTCCTTTCAAAACTCGTTCTACCTGCCTATCAAGTATTTCTTGAAACTCTATCTGACAGATAAGAGAACAATCCGGTATAATCTCTTCTATTGTGTCACCCCGCCATGTTGGTAGTTCGTCCAAGAAGATGCGACCGTCTTTATCCTTTAGGCATGTTGCGCCAACATCACGTTCTATCTGTGCCATTTGGTTGAATACACCTGAGAAGTCCTTCCGGATTTTATTCCAGTAGCCCATGCCACCTTTCACACAACCTATGCAGTTATTGTTATTGTAACCCATCTTGTACATTTCCGGAATTTCAATGCCAGCTTTCCAAAGCATCCCCATAGCATCAGATTTCGTAATCTGCTTTTCAATAAGCGGAAACAGTGGCTTTGTGTTTGGGTACTGCTGTTTTAATCGAATTGCCCGGTTTATCTCTTTAGGGTCGTAATCAAAGCCCCATACTTGCCCGTCCCATTCTTTCAATTCTTTTTCCAGCTTATACCGGACTTTCTTTTTCAGTTCAAGAGTACAGGCGGCACCATGCGCACTGTTAATATAGCCTTTACGTAGAATATCGGCTACACATTTATATTTATTGCTTCGGATAGTGTGGATAGGTTGCCCGTACCACTTTTCACAATCAGACAGAAAACGAGCGTTGTCTGGGTGGCAAGAACCTGTCTCTATGTAGTAAAGCCGCACATCATTATACAAGCTTAATGCTATCTTACAAGCGACTGCGGATGTTACACCGCAAGAAAACCATGCTATTATCATTGGTATATTGTTTTTTTTAATTAAATTTGCATCGTTGAATCCAATAAAAAAATCCGTTTATCAAAAACTGAATTGGATTTTAGAGATTTCGGTCTCTGTACGCTCGCTTCTCTTCGGAGTCCGAGTGAGGAAAACCAACCGTTGAAGCTAAAAGGGTGTAAGCAGCGCCTTGGCGAAGTTTGTGGGGTTCGAGTCCCCACCTCTGATAATTCTAACAAACCATATACTAAGCAGACTTCTAAAGTTTGCTTTTTCTTTTCCATTCATTTTGCTCATTTCTATTCTATTATGATTCTTTATTCCAATCAATTTTCTCGTAATAATGATGCCCTATCCAGTCGAAATCATCATTGTACGGCCACTCTTCTTCATCGCAATCTTCCGGGCATTCATCTGTATGTACATGATAATTTGATTTTTCATCCGTCTTCGTCACGACAGACCGATATTGAATTTCTGCAATATAATTATGACCGCAACAAGCTTCATCGGAGATTCCTTCTCCGTCACCCTCCTTTAACCAGTCTTCTGCTTCTTTCAATGTCTCAAATTCTTCATACTCTCCGTTTGCAGCGTCATAGGCTACATAGCGGTAATTATTCTTCTTGCTCATATCTCAGTTGTTACGAATTAAAATGCTTGATAAGTTCTTCGGCTGTTGCCTTGTGAGTTTTTGAGTAGTCGAATTTAATTAATTGAAAATACTCTTTCAGCTCAAGAAGAGAATGGATATCGCTGATTACCCATTTCTCACCATCAGTAAACCATTGATGAATATCTGAATCTTTTCGCAGTGATACTAATGCAAGAAACAAATCTTCATTTTCTTCACAATTAATGAATCCGGCTAAATCATTCAATTCACCGAATGATATAATGTTCGTGGATACCCCACAAACACAAGGATATGTGACATTCTCTGGTATTCCATATACTTTTCTGTCACCAATATTTTTTAATGCTATCATTAGACGATTAGCGTGATTTCCGTCTTTAACAACCATATAGCATGGTGTTGTAAATCCTTTATTCTTCTTCATATTCATAAATTATTAATTAATCCCAAAACCCTGTCTGTACCAATTCTTCACCGTTTTTAACGGCAATAATGTCTTTGCCATCCTCTGTTTTCTTGAAAGTACAATCATCGTTCAATATTCTAAGGAACACTTTACCATGATCTGAAAAACATGAATCTTGTTCTTTGTTAAATGCAACGGCTTTTACCATTTCACCGTTTTTGCTTTTATATTTAAAAATTACACCTTTGCTCATATTTGATTTTTTTACATTATAAAACATACACAGCTATACACTCCACTTTCCGGCATCCCTCCAAAGTCAACTCTGATACACAACTCTCCGCAAATGATGGAAGGCTTTTCACTTACCACCTTGCCATAGGCACCATAATGTTCGTGAAAGACTTCTGAACCTGGTTTCATCGAGTCCAATGCCTTCTTCATTTTTTCAGAAGTGTAAACAGTTATCCATCTGTTGGAATAACTGTAATAAAGCAGTCCGGTGCCGAGAGAATCGCACATCTTCAGCACGGTTTCTTCCACCTGTTGCCTGCTGAAGACAACACTGGTCTGCAGCTTCTGTACTTTAACGTCCGGGAACTTCTTTTTGAATGTTGTTTTTGTTACCATAAATCAACTCATATCTTGTTTTGAGGGTTATTCATAAACTTCATTCCCGCACGTAGGGCAGAATGGATTTAAACAGTTACATTTAGGTTCTCCTAAAGTTTGGGATATATGCACCGGATACCAAACCTTTGCTTTAGTCTCCGTATCAATGCCATGAAACCAGACTTTCCCATTGTCTACAGTCTCAAAGGAAGTGATTTCAGCCTTCTTTATGTTTCCTCTCGTATTACGATAGGAAACTATATCTCCAATCTTAAATTTGTTCATTTCTATTTCGTATTGAGCCATACGGCGGACGTTCAACCACCATATGGCAGTGTGTTAAAACTCAAATATCATCCAGTCATTTGCCAACATATCATTTTGAGACGCTAACCATCCGTTTACGATAGTGCCATCGGCAGCTTTCATGCAGATGTATGCTGTGAACTTAACAACATCATCTTTCTTTAAATCAATTGGATTACCATTTTCATCGACACAATCCTGATAATAATAATCCTTCACTCTCTGAGGAAGCGACTTTATTCCTTGAGCAACGAAAGAAATATGTAATTCATCGGCAGGTCGCATGAAAATAAACATACCTTTTCCGTTCCATCCTTTACGGGTAACAAGATTTCCTCTTTGCATAGCTGCAATCGCTTGCCCGAATGTTCCAGAATCTCCACTTATCAATTCTGCGTTTTCTGTAGCACCTATAACATAAGCAGTTTCAATCTCTCCCTTAGTGTAGTTACCTGTTTGGTTACATAGTTTTGCTGAATATTCAGCCGATTTTTCATCTAATGATTTCATTGTATATATGGGTTTTACAAAGCCCGCCCAAGGCTCATTTTTATTTGTTAAATACTAAAAAGTCAGTTGGGTTTGCATACATACTAATAAGTCCTTCACCCCAATGAATACCTGCCACTATCCATTTATATGGAATATCCACGTATGAAGCTTCGCTTTTGTATGTAGCATTCCAATGCACACCTATTTCCCCGGACTCATATTCTACAATCTCAAAATCGACAATCTCGCATTTTAAACGTTTCTTGATTTCCTCTTTTAACTTATCAGCATGAGATAATACCTCATTTAGTAATATTTTTCCCATATTCATCGCTATCTTTTAAAAGTCTATTTGTTTCTGTTCATCCTCAAAGCTGGTATCAGCTGAATAACTGTCACCAGTGTAAGTTCCAGTGCCAACTGTGAAATATTCTATTCCTCCAGCCTTGTCGTCAATAATAGGTCGTCCGTCTTTATCCATCTGAAATGGATTCCCGGTCTTGCTATCGTATTTATGAGGATTAAAAATATATCCTTTCCATTCACAGTACATTATAAATTTCTTTTTGAAAGCCGTCGGGGAGATGAACTTCCTTTGTGCCGGATCGTATGTACAGAAAGCATCATATAGGTCCTTGCGGATAAGACGCCGATTCAAATGATCCTCATTTGAAAAGTATTCATCTGCCCAAGATATAAGAGTTTCTCCCATTTCTTGACGGAGTTTCCGTTGTTCGAGTCTCTCGCCTGGAGCTTGTATGACTCCAAACTGCAGATAGAGCTGGATGCAGTTTGCCAATAAGTTCCAAGTAAGGTTCCATTGATCAAAATCCCATTCCGAGAAAAATAGGGTACCGAAATCATCAACAGGTTTGTGGCTATCATTATAAAAGTCAGAGAAGGCAAGTAGCCATTGTCGGTCATTGAAGCTGGATCCGGATCCCTTTAGTGCGTGATTTGTTGCAATATAGATTTTGGCGGATCTTGAGAAGGGGATAGTAAACCTGCCTTCACCTTTATGGTTTACACTCCAGTCTCCGGTGATGTTCGGAAAAAGAAACTCAAAGTTAAAATTCAATAGCACATCATCTATGAAAACTATCTTTGTGTTTTCTTGTACGTCATTCCAGATAAACTGATCATTGAATATATCCTGCCGTTTACCAGGAATGTAAACTGTAGGAGTAACATGTCTCATTAGTTCGCCAAGCAGTGATTTCCCTGAACGTCCATTTGATTCGCCAACTTCGGATTGTTTTCCGTCCATGCCGACAACAGCTCTAGCGACATTGTTGTCTTTGGCTTCCATTGCCATAAAACCGATGGCGCATAGTTTACTCAATAAATGAATCTTGTTTTCAATGATTTCATCAGGTTCCATTTCTTCCGGAGATTTGCGCCATGTAAAATTAGAGGCGTTGATAAGAAATTGGAGAAAATGACATTTACTACCATCCTCTGAAAGTTCGTATGAGTATTGCCCATTTGAGTCAACACTGAAAGTGATCAAGGGGGCATTGAGATACTTGGCTTTTATTTGCTTCCGTTGTTCTTCCCAAATATGATGTGTTATGTTTTCGTATCCCATCTCCGAAACCTGATCCTTCGTGATATACCAGCAGTTACTATCAAAATAGAAAAACTGGCTTTCCCGGTTAGGTTTTATAAAGTCTGGTTCTATGAAGTTTAATAGTGATAATTTGTCCGGACCTACATATTGAGAAACGCCTTTAATCAACATTTCATTAACTTCCTTTTTACAATAATGCTTAGCAAATTGGAATAAATAGTCGCGTGCATCTGATGCCTCGATCATTCTAACCACCGGAGGATCCAATTGGATAAAACGGTAGGACTTATCCAGCATTCGGAGGCGTCCAAACCCCCGATTTTGTAGGAAGTTATGTGAGTTGACATAGCAGAACTGGTATTCGATGCGAGATTGTCCGGATCGATTTTCTTTTTCAACTTCTTCCCAAAATTTTTCGTCATCATCAAAAGGCTGTGCGAGGACAAATTTACCGGAATCGTCAAATTTCCAACGATATCTTCCAAATACGAATTCCGGAAGATTCTTTAGTATGTCTTTATGGCGTTCGGCGAATGCTTCAGGTGCATGCAAGCACCAAAGTTCTTGCAGCTTATGATCTGTCCAAGTTGTTATCTTGAACATTTCTATGTATTTCCCTAGGCCTTTCTTTTCGTTACAAGCATAATCTATGTCCTGAGCTAACTCGTCCTCATGCTCTCTTAGACTATTTGCTAACAGATCGTCTACTCCTTTGTCTCCAGCAGGATTCTTTTGGATATGTCCAATAAATATCTCAACATAAATATTCCGGTTTTTTAAGGTACGCATATATTCCTTAAAGTTACGAGCTGCGAAGAAGAAACAACTAGGACGCTTTTCGACTCGATCATTAAGACGGACGTTTGTGCTTATGTCGTCCCAATCTGAATCGAAGATAAAAGCCACTTCCTTTACGCCACAAGTTGTGATGATACGGACTAGATCTTCCGGAAGAGCGCCATTTAGTCCGAGATTCTGTATACCACTAACTGCAATAGACGGAATCCCGTGCTTACAAGCTTTTTCTGCTTTTTTCTCGCCTTCCTGAATATAAAGCCTGTGTATCTGCTGTTTCTCTTTATATAAACGTCGCAGTTTTTCTGGAATATAGATTGGGGTGCCGCTTCCTGATGGTGACTTGTACTTATAAGGTTTTCCCTCTTTATCAAGATGGGCATCCGGGAATTGCCATCGCACACGGAAATATTCTTTTCGTTCTCCTGTTTCTTTTTTCCGGTGATCTTTTCGCGCATATGTTACCGGCATTCCTTCAAGATCATAGTATTCAATGATCACGTCGTCGCCTTTAGGATCGATGACGCCATTTTCATTGATAGTGCCTGGACGAAAGGTACGTAATTCAAAGACAGAACTAGTATCGCCGGTTTTATATACTTTTGCAGTAACATCCTCAAATGTCAGACCTGATTCAGAAAGCATTTTAGCACAAAAACTATCTGTATCATTCCCTTTAGCTTTTTTGCTCCCTTTTTTCATCTTAATAACCGGCTTCTTTTTATCTTCCGGCCGTTGATCAAGTAAGATGCTAAATTTGTGTGCTAAGTATTCGAGAGCATCAGGGAATTCTTTTTTCTCAACTCTCATTAAATAGTCAAGCGCACCTGCTCCAGCTATCTGATGGCAGGAAAAACAGCTATAAATATCTTTAGCAGGATTGATACTAAACTTCTTCGAAGCCTTGCAGACGGGACAGTCACAAACGTAGCTTGTACCGGACTTGCGAAGATTCTGAAAGTCTTGTACTACGTCTACCAAATGGTTAGCAGAGGCATCTTTGATGCGCTTTATGTCATCATCAGTAAAATGCATAGTTATGGTTTATTATTTTGTATAGGAGAAACAAGTTCTATGAGTTGTGAGTGAAGTTGTTTCTCCAGGACTTCAATGGAATGGGATAAAAGTTGCTTGTCCGCTTGCTGAATAATAAGTTGAAGGCGCTTTGCGTCTTCAGGATGAATATCGTTAATCGTGAGGTAACCACGATGGTCATTGTCTACGTACATAGTATTATCCTTTTTTACGCCCTCCTACGGCTTTGCGGTGATAATTTAATTTATACCGCTGCCGTAGTTTTTCCGCATGTTCCAGAGTCGCATCTTCAGGATCTACGAGAACTTGCGTCCGGGCGTCTATTCTTAACAATATTTTGTTTGATTCCTGCTGAGCAGATTGTTGACATAGAGCTGCAACTTCTTCCGGATCATCATTCTCGAAAAGATTAATTTTCTCTCTTTTCTTCGGATTGGCGGATGGGCTGGGAGAGTGTACAACTTTCATAGCTTGCTCTTACATCTTTTTTAATAATTCGTCTATGAATTCCTCCAGATAAGGCGGCATTTCAGTCATTGTTCTTTTCTCTGTTTCTCGGATTTTGTAATATTCGCATGCCCCACGTGTTTCCGGAGATTTCAGCATGCTTTCTACAATTGCTAGTGTGATTTTGAGAGAGGATCCATGGATGATTAATGGGGTGGCGGAAATACCGGCTTCTTCCTTATGTAAGATGCAGATTGCATCCATCCCGTTTGTTGTGATAATCTCTGAAATTTGATTCATTGCTGAAGCCATTCTCTTTGTTGCTTCGTCTAAATTTCCCATAATGTTTATTCTTAAAATTAATACTAGAAATCGTGGGCATTCGGGGATCGAACCCCGTATCACCGGAGAAACGCTGAAAAACTCCGTTGTGTTACCTTACACCACTACCCGTATGCCGGGAATTTCACCCGGCAATCTTTGTGTAACAAACCTTAACCAGGGACTGATACCCTACGTGTCTCCTTAACACGGTGTTTTAATGATTAATAATTGGAATGATTAAACTTCTATTCTCTTGAGTAGAATATAATGTATAAATAAAATCCCGGATTTGCACCGGCCGCATTCCTTATGCGTATTTGGTTAAATAATATATGGTTGATTAATAGAAGTTTCCTGTCTTCTGGTACGGTATTCTGTACGATTCCTGCGAGGGCGACGGACTGTACATGTTGAGTCAGTAAATATTGCAATTTCACCTCCTAGAAATACGATGAGTAGTGTTGATGCGACAATCTTCCTTGCGAAAGGGGATAGGTCAAAGCTGATATCATGATGTGTACAGAACCACCAGGCTGAAATCTCATTGATCTTGTTCAATCCCAATTTCTCTTTGATTCTGCGAAGTGTGTTATCGACAGTCCGAACACTGATCTGAAGCAATGAGGCCGTTTCTTTATAAGATCCTCCCCAGGCAACGCATTCAGCTATTTCATTTTCTCGTTTTGCTAGTGTGATGTTTCGATTCATAGTTACATTTCTTCAATTGTCCAGCAATCTGTTATGCCGTATTTTTGGAATACATTCGTAATTGCTGTAAATAGGGTAACAGAAATATCTATAATCCCTGAATTTAGCTTCTTTGAGAAGTATGATCTTGAAGGGTTATTCAGTACTACTTTCAAGTCATTTTTGAGCTTATCTTTTTCCTCTAATGAGACTTGCAGATATCCTTTTTTAAAGGAATAGCGTTTTTTCGCTATTGCACATGTTCTAGTTTTGTTGTACATTTGTTGCATTGATTTTGAAACTACGTTGCAAATATATAGAACATTTCTATATAAGCAATGAAAAAATGAAGAAAATTTCTCTTTTGGTGGAGAAATGTTCTAAAATGGTATGATATGGAGAATATGTCACTATCTAAAGAAGCATTCATAGATCGTCTTGAAGCTTTTATGAAAATGGAGAAATTGAACGCTAATAGCTTGACTGTTAGCGCTAAATTATCAAATGGACTTGTGAATAAAGCTTTGAAGAATAGGTCATCAATGAATTCTGATAGTATAGAACGTATTCTATGTGCTTATCCACGTCTCAGTGCAGACTGGTTGATGACCGGTAAAGGTACTATGTATGTGGAAGAACTTCCTGAAATCACGGATTATATGTCTAATACGCATAATAATGATAGTTTAATCTTTTTTTTGCGTGATAGAAATAAAGAGTTGGAGTGTGAAAATAGGAAGTTGGTCTCGGAAAATGCATCACTGAGAACTAGGCTGGAGTTACTTGATAATTCCGCAGGTAAAACAGGATGAAGATAATTAAAGGCGGGAAATTCCCGAACAAAAAACAATAAAAAATCAAGTTTGGTTCGAACTAAAATGTTTGTCTCCGAATAGAAATTAATTTTGGGTCCGGTGATTTTTGTAGCCCGTTATAGAGCTAAATTCTTGGTTATTAGTACTGGAAGTAGTGCGCCAGGAACCTCAAAGAAACCTCCGAACCCCCTTTGTTAATAGTGGTTTCGAAGGTTTTTCTTTTTTTGAAGGGGCGGAAATAGGGGCGGAATGCCAAGAATGTTTCTGTTTCTTACTCACAATAATTGGGAAAAACAATAATGCCTCCTAAGCAACTTTTTATTGCATCTCGACAAGATTTTGCATAATCTTGCATATTCTCATTTTCGGATATGGTTCGACATACCTTAAATAAATCTACAGTTTTGATAAGTCCCATTTGCTCTCTTTTGGCTGCAGATTGGCATTTCTCCGTAAAATCAAGCGTTCTTAAATTTGGATCAATCATTCTTTGAGGGTTTCCTATCAAAAGACCATATGCTTTCTCTGAAACCTCTTCTCTCTCAAAGTCTGCGTTAAGCCCATCTTGTAATTGGCGAAATTTAGTAATATCTATGTCTTTATTATCTTTACCCTCACATTCTCCTATGAATCTATCTCCTTCGGGAGATATGATGACTTGATCTAATTCAAGTTTACCGTCATCGTAATTTTCAGCAGAATATCCTAAGATTTTCAACGCTTTAATTACTGCATTTTCTAATGGTTTACCCGATTCATACAATAAGTCTTTTGACTATCTTGTTCTTCATACAACAATTCTAATTCCTCTATTTTTTCTTTGCGTTTTTGTATTTCTTCTTCATGTTTTATTTTCTTCTGCTTTATGACTTCTGCTGATTTAATATTGAACTCACTTTTATTTATCCAATCAGGTTTGACCGATTTTTCAACTTCATTTCTTATTGCTTTGTCGAGAGCTGCTATGCAATTTTTAAAAGCAATACCTTTTTGTAATGCCTTCTCATTCCAAGTTTCCTCATCCTCATCTGCGTAAAACTCTTCCCTATCAAAGTCTATTTTAGGAAGAAATATTATATTGCCATTTTCTGTACTAACAATTCCTCCTAAAGTTTTATCTCCATTTTTAGTTGTAAAATAGACATCTTGCAGTTTGTTGCACCCTATATACATTTCGTAAGTAAGTATATCTTTGAAGTTATTATATAGATCTTTGATAAGATTTGATTTAGGGATAATCTTAGTTCCTTGAGATTTGTGATAAGTGATATCAAATGGCAAGAAATTGTAATTGCTTATGGGAGCTACGTGATTGGTAATCCGAGTATTTCTTCCAGATCGGAAGAGCACACGTCTGAACTCCAGTCACACTGATATATCTCGTATGCCGTCTTCTGCTTGAAAAAAAAAAAAAAAAAAAAAAAAAAAAAAAAAAAAAAAAAAAAAAAAAAAAAAAAAAAAAAAAAAAAAAAAAAAAATAAAAAAAAAAAAAAAAAAAAAAAAAAAAAAAAAAAAAAAAAAAAAAAAATTTTTTTTTTTTTTTAATGATACGGCGACCACCGAGATCTACACTCTTTCCCTACACGACGCTCTTCCGATCTGAACTGATCGCGGAGAAGCAGGTTGCAACGGCAGCCATTCAGGGAAAGTTCTCCGTGGAAGGAATTTCTGCCATGGCAGAGGGTGTCGATGCGAGGGTTGCACTGGCATCAAGCCTGGCGGATCAGGATGTAAAGTCTGGAAGTGCCCTGCAAAAGATGTTTGATGTGCTCCACAGCTCTGACAAACAGGCTGAGTCGTATGTGACGATGCAGGTATACGAGGAGTTGCTTGGAAAAGAAGAGGTAGAACGACGTAAAAAAGCAAAGGAAGATGAGCTGTTTGAAAATCTGTTCGGCCAGTGGGATGAAGATTTTATGGATCTGCAGGAGCCGGAAAACGAGGAACCGGCAGTGGTAGTGCCACAAAAGCAGCCCATGGCAGGTATGGCAAATATTTTTTCTTTGTTTGATTTCTAAAAAGGAGGACGTTATGAACCGATATAAAAATGATAAAGCGGATGAAACACGCATGATCCGCTTCATTGATCCGAATTACCGGGAGCTGTTTCAGATCCCGGATGGTGCGTATGTAGAGGTGAAGTATCCGAACAGCACAGTCATTGTGGCCTGCGGATGTATGGATGAGTATCATCTGCGTTTTGGCAGTGAAGTTTACCATATCTGCGAATTGGCAGAACGTCTGGAACGATGCCAGGCAACCTGTGCTCCGGAGCCGGAGATTACGGAAGATGAGTGTGCCTGGAAGTTGGGTAATAAGGGCTATTTATATGTTCAGGTTTCGGAAGGTGGCTATGATTACCAGTTATACCATTCCGATTTTTCAGAGTGGGATGGCGGCCAGGTAGATACGGACGGCACCATGAATGAAGCCAAAAGGATGATTTTGGAAATGTATGAAATGGATACGCAGACGCATGAGCGTATCTTAACAGATGAACTGGAAAATTCAGTGGAAGAGAAAGGGGAAACATATGAGTAAGATGATGATCGTTGCAGCTACCAGCGAAAAGATGTTGGAACTGATGGATAAGATCACGATTGAAGAGGGGGTTATCAGCTTTCTGGCCAGTAATAAGGCAACGGCAAAAGGTTACCCGTGTATGTTTTCCGTAGAGGGAAAAACGACCACCGCCAGCGTGAAGTTCGAGGCTAAGATCAAAGGACTTGATGAAAAGGGTGAAGTGGTGCCGGTTGAGAAACTTTCCGTTTACTTGCCGGCGCGGTTTGCCGGTTCGGTCAGGGCTGTTGCGGAGCAGACAGACATTGTGTATATGCAGTTTGAGGAAAAGCAGGTGACCCTGCTTTCCCAAAAGCCGGCAATTCAGATCCTGGTAAGCTTCGTGGAAGAGCCGACCAAAGTGAAAAATCCGAAAACGGATGCATTTAGCATGAGTATTCCGTTGGAGAAAATCTCACAGTATTTACCCCACATGGCAACTACAAAAAGTGGGATCGGCTTCCTTCCGGTATTATCCGGAGAGGGCCCGATTTTGAAAATGGCATCCACGGATCGCCAGAACACGATGTTAACGGTGGATTTATCTCCAACGATGGTCCGTTTTGAAAGTAAAGACCGGTCTGAGGTAAAAGAGGAAGATTATAAACCTTATGTAGATGCAATTTCGACCTATCTGACGATCCAACCGGGAACACTGATCAGGATTCTGGCATGCAACAAAAGCTATAATCAGCTCGGTATTTCATTCCAGTTTGATGAGGAGCATAAAAACATCATTGGTATCGCTCTTAAGTGGCCGGATGCGATTTATCAGCTTCGCTTGAATATACAGAGCGCTGTTGATAAGCGGATGTATGAAGCGGCTTTCAGAAATACGGAAACCGTGCAGTATGAATTTCAGGCAGACAGCAACAGCTTAAGACGCGCGCTTAGCGTTATGAATGCAGGTGCCCAGAAGGTTGATACGGTAAAAGTTTCATTTGAAGGACAGATGATGAGCATCTCTGACATGAAGAATGATAACTTTGTATCAGCTATTGATGTCAAGACGACTGCGGAAAGCGGAGAGTGCTTTTACGAGAAGCTGTCCCTGTTTATGAATTTTCTGAAACCTTATACGGAGGATGTGAAAATTTATAAGGGCTGGTGCATCTGGACCAAGGATGATGAAAATAATTTCATTCATCTGGTAACGCTGCATACGGGCCCGGGAAATCAGTCGACAAAAGAGGAAGAAACTCAGGAAGAGGAAACACAGGAAGAAGAAACGGAAGAAAGTTTCGAAGAAGATTCCAACGAGTAATTTGTTTATGGGAAGACTGCTGCAACTGCGGCAGTTTCCCATGAATTTCTGACTGTTCTGCGTATATCCAGTATTCCAACCAGGTTGGGGCACTGGATATGGGCAGGAACTGTTCATAAGCAATAGAAAAGATGAAGGAGGACATTAGGAATGTTCAGAAGATGGAAAGAAAATGGAAGGAAGGCACTTCTGGCCATGCAGGCTGCAGTCTTAAGTAGAATGATGACGATCTGCTCTTATGCGGAGACGGTCCAGGATGCAAACTGGATGAAAGAAGATGCGACAAGCGGAGGACTTTTTACGGAAGCGATCACGAAGGTGCAGGATGTGTTCCGAAGCGGCTATGCTTTTGCGATTGTGGTGGCAGTGGGACTTTTTGTGCTGTTGTTTATCTATGCAGGCGTAAAACTGTCATTTGGTGATACCTCTGACGCAAAGCAAACAAAGCAGAAGATATTCCGGATCTTCGTGGGCATGATCTGCGCGTTTGGGGCAATCTTCTTTGTAAGTCTGGTTTATAAGGCGGCTGGCGATGCGTTCCAGTAGAAAAAAGTGGCCAGGCGCATAGATCGGAAGAGCACACGTCTGAACTCCAGTCACACTGATATATCTCGTATGCCGTCTTCTGCTTGAAAAA